AGAATCGCGCGCAGTAGTGCCAACAATGATGTCAGCCTGGACTGGCGCGTGCTGGTCATCCCACAGCAGGAAGATGGCGGCAATCAGCTCCTTGATTTTCGACTCTTCTTCGCCATCAACTTGCTTGTTCTGCTTTGCGCGCAGTGCCGTGAAGGTCAGGACATCGTTGTGCAACAGGATCGCGCCAGAGAATGACTTCTGGCAGCGGCGATAGTGCTCTTCAAGAAGGGTTTCGAATGCTTTGCGATAACGGGTAACTGGCGGTGGTTGGCCAGTTCGCGCAACCGAAGTGCGAAAGTCTGCGGCGACCATGGCGAATATCTTGCGAATGCCAGGCTTAACCAACGCCTCAAGTCGCAGCTTTTCGGCGACTTCGCGGTGCAGGATCTCGCTACGACTGGGCATCGGCATCTTCTGCAGCCAATCTAGCCGCAACAGTCGAACTATCCACGTTGTCGTCAGTAAAAAGATCAGTGCCAACCGGAACCAGCGTGGATGCTTGATACAAGGTATCGCCACCCTCAATCGGCTCACGGTTCGGCAACTGCTGGCGAAGTTCGTTGATGGTTTCAACACCAAGCTTCTGGCGTGCCAGCAACATATCAACGCGCCGAGCAACCAGGGCGTCAATCGTTTCCGGGTTGAACGTGATGCATGCTCGAGCCGGGTCAAGGCCATAGCGGGGCAACAGGAAACGCCCGAGACCATCAAGCAGGACATCAGCCAATGGCAGAACTGCGCGATCATAAAGCTGGAACACGGCGTGCGACATGTTGTTGTCGGTGGCCGCGTCGTTGCTCACCAGTGGCAGCGGGATCTTGTAGCGCAGGAACAGGGCCTCTCTGGCCACGGCATCGAGTTCGGCGTAGTCCATGTCCTTGTTGGTGGTGCCGGCTTCGTGGATCTCCATATCGCTTGAAGACACCACAGCAATACGCCCCGCATTTGATGCGCCAGACAATGTGGAGTTGATTCGGTCGCGACGAGCAATATGCTCATCCTCGCTCATAGCATCCTTGAATTGCACGATAAGCGACAGCCGGCCGCCATTCTCAAGCAGCGAAAGGTTATGCACGCGGCCCTGGATCTGCTGCTTGGCCTCAAGCGCTACGGCCTCAAGCGGACTATCTGCACGGCTGTCATCGGTGCGGGAACTGAAGCCATGCACGCGGAACAGTTCGCGCAGATTGCCGTCGTAGTAGTTGACCTTGCGGGCACGCTCGGATCGGGTATAGGTGCCGCTGGCTCGCCCCTGAGTCGCCATGAAAACTTGCGGGTAGTTGTCCTGCGCGTTCTCGATGACAGATATGGTCTGCGGCTTTACGGCGAACATCTCAAGCGGGGGCCGACTGATGCCGCCTCCGCCGTAGTAGAAGCATTCGCGAGTCAAGAGGTAGTGCCTGGCAGATGCGCCGATGAACCCAGCCCAGTTATCAAACCCGTTTGGCGCCTTCAGTAAGCGCAACAGATCGTGATCTTGGATGTACTTGCCGTCCTCAGTGAGGATAACCGGCTCCAGGTGTTCAACTTCGTCGGCGATCATGTCTACGGCAATAGCGACTGACGATGAAGTCCGATAGAACTCCATGGCAGCTTGAGGAGTCATTCGTCCGCCACCAAAGATCATGTCCATCAGCGAGCCGCGCTGAATAGGAATTTGGGCGACGCGACCGCCTGACTTAATCTCGGGTTTTTCCCAGAACTTCAGGCGATCAAAAAGAGACATGGATTAATTCCGTCAAATAGTGCAGGCAATCATACTTGGCATCCGTGGATTCATAAAGGGGAGATTGACCGCCGCGAATTATGCGGGCGGTCGCTCCTCCCAAGAAATGGCGTAAAGCAGTTGGGCGGCATCGTTAACCGTCAGGCCGCCGGTAAGCGTTGAGAACCTGCCGTGATAGACGCCAGCGGGCAATCCTCGTTCACTCGCCTCTCTGCCAACGTTCTGCGCACTGTTGTTTGCCGATGAAGTCCTGATCTTGAGCAGATCAACTTCTGTGCCACCAGTGAAGTTCCCGCCAGTTTCAACGGCAACTTGAGCGGTGTAGGGAGGCTGGGGGATTTCTGACATCCGGTTCACGCCGATGATTGGTCTTGGCGTCCAGGTTCCTGATGTGGTAGCGCCAGTGTACACGCGAAGTTCTAGCGCGCCCTGAGTCAGCTCCATGACCTGAGACCACAGAATAAAATTTACCGGACTTGTGAAGCGAAACTGAAGTGTTGGGCCAGCAACAGGGATAACCGCCTCAATGTAGGCGCGGAAGAATCGGCCTTCGAAAAAGCCTGTTTGCCCAGGATCGACGCGAAGACGCTGCTTGTCTGTGCCGGCCAGCAAAAATGCTGGAGGCTGCGAGATAACCCGCTCGGCATGCGTGCCGTCCAGCATATCAACCAAGCGTTTCTTTACGCCGCTCCAAAGAACGCCGAAATCAATGTCTGCCATGACTCATCCCCCAAATGGATGCGGGGATGGTATCAGTGGTGGTGGCGATTAGGAACTATTGCTAGGCATCGGCTGGGGCGGCAGGCATCGCCATCCAGTGAGTTGGAGGCACAATAGGATGTGATGCGATTTCCCATCTCGGCTCAACTGGATAAATCCCATTGAGTCCATATGCTCCACATCGGAAATACGCAGCAGTTACCACTCCAAGTAAAAGAACAATATATTCTTTGCCTATGGTTCCTGGCATTACCGGCGGCAAATCATCCTCGCACTTAATCCACTCACTCATACCAACTCCTCCGGCACTTCGACTTCATCGCCAAATACGGATGTAACGATGGCCCTGCAGGCAGCTATCAGTGCGGTTTCGCCCTCGCCGCGACCAACTCGGCCAGGGAATCCCTCAATCTTTGGAGGAAGAGTGCGAACTCTTGCGCTGACAGTTGCATGCCAGCTTTCATATGTCTGCCAGCAGCCACGGACTTTTCCGGTCTTTTCGTCGTAGTTGGCACGATGCACATCACGCGGCGGCTCAAGGAATATCTGGTTGGACTGTATAAGCGGGCCACCCTGGCTCCAGTCGGTTGACGGCTTCCAAATTGGCCCGGGGCCGTAAGTGTCACCAGGCAAGTCTTGTCTGTACGGAATGCCGGACATTACACCGGTGGGGATTCCGGCGACCTTCGCCACAGCCCAATCCAACGCCGCCCCACTCAACTCACTCGTTTTGATTTTCATGATTAGCCTCTGGCGCTAGAGATTGTCGCTTCAAGTTGCTCAGCCCAAGCCTTATTGCGCTCGGCTTTGATGTGGCCATCCTCACCTTTTGCGCGATGAAGCTTTTCGTATTCGCGCAATAGCCGAGCAACCTCTACCAGATCGGAAAGCATTCGAGGCGCAGCGGCGATTAGGTTGGCGTTGGCCTCAATTTCCTCGCTAGATGTTGCGGCGCTTTTGTAGCCACCCTGAGAACCGGCGTAAATATTCGCCCAGAAGCTGTTTGTCCCGTAATCGTTTAGCGCATAGACAAACGTGCCACCAGTAACCAGCCAAGGCCCAGGCGTATGCTTATTGCTCATCTCATTCCCCTCTCAAATATCAATTATTCTCAAAAAACCAAAACCGCCACGCCCAGGCAGATCAGCGCGAACATGGCGAAACCGTTCAGGCCGGTTTTCAGGGTTTTGTTTTCTTGGATTTTTGCCTGGACGGATTTTTGCGGAATCAGGCCGCTGTCAATGTCGTCGTAAGTCAGGCAGATGTTCTGATCTGCTTTAGTGATGAAAAAAACAAGACGCATCTGCTTGTTATCAAGGACTGGAGAATCGACATGAAATAGACGCGCAACCTTTGCCGAAAGAGCTGCAGAAGCCGGATACATCATGCCAGGAGTCTGCGCCGAACGATCACGAACATCTTTGGCGCTGTATTTGGTCGCCGCCACAGACTGAATCGTCAGCTCCTTGCGGATTTGGGTGGCGATGTACATTGCGAGAACTTTGGCGAATGTCATTTGACTTCTCCTAGATTTTTGGTTGCTGCCCGTACTTTTTAGTTGCTTGCTCACAATCTTTCCAGCCGCTGCGCCAGTCAAATGCTGCGGCACGATCAAATGGCTCGCCAGCAATGAAAGCGTTCCAGCCATGATCGTAGAAAGCGAAACTATCTGTCTTAAGCTGCGCCCGCGCGCCTTGCATTGGTTGGTGCATCTCAATTCCTCCGGTGGTTTTACTGGCGAAGCCCGCACATGGCGGGCTTGCTTTCAGTTTGTGCGGGCTTTAGTCGCGCTTCATGATCATATCCCCATGCAAAAGTTATTCGGGTCTTCTAGGTTTCAATCTAAGAGACCTAAATATGCACGGCTATAGATCGGTTGTCAACCAGCAAAGAAGGAAGATTTTTTCGTCACGAAAACTTCGGCCAGCGCATCGATCATCACGTCGGTCTGGTCGTCGTGTTTGTGGCTGTCGTCGGCGGTGAATGAGGCCACTTCGCAGATCAGCTCGTAGTTGTCTTTGTCGCCATACGGGAGCGCCACCTTCTTGGCGGCATGGAATCCCTGTACGTCCAAGCTGCGTGTAAGCTTGTCGCGGTCGCGCTGAACTGGCGTCACCTTAAGCGGAAGCCGGTTCTCCATCTCTTGGATCAGGCCGGTGCCGCTTGACTTGTCCTCGACCAAAACCTTTCTAAGATTCCCAAGTTCTGGCCCGTTCTTTGCCCAGCTCGTTTTAACGAACGCCTCGAACTCAGTCCTGAGCACCGTCGCATTCATCCGGGCGCGCCGGTAGCCCATCCTGTAGATCGGATCTTTCGGATTCTTCGAAACACCCCACTCTGCGAACACCGTCCAGTCGTTCCAGGTATTGGTCTTCTGCGCGGTATCGACGGTGATGAATCGGTACTCGATCTGATCAGGCCCTGGAATGTCGGCGCCTTCATCGCGGTCGCCGTAGGTCACGAAGTCGTCAGCCGAGAAAATCCCGCCGTCCAACGTATCAGGATCCTGCATGTACTGGCTGCTGAACGTGTACGGGTGCGCCTCACGTAGTGCAATCAGATCCTGGACACTCTCCTTCTTCGGCCAGTACGACCAGTAGCCGTTGATCTTCTCGCCTTCACAGACGTCGCGGATGCAGCGCTCGCGGATACCGTCAGGCAGGCTGTCGATGTAGTCCTGATTGATCAGCGCCGGAATCTTGATGTGCAAGTCGATCTTGAGGCCCATGCCGCCAGACAGTAGAAATGCCGTTGAGTCGTCGACGTGGCCTCGCTGCTGGATCGCAACGAATGGCGTACCACTGTGGGCCTTGCGACTGCGCAGCGTGTTCACCAGGCGCGTGTGGGACTTCCTGCGCTTCGTCTCGCTGAACAGGTCATCCATCTTGTCCCAGTCATCAGCTTGGATGTGTCCGGTGTAACCCTGCTCCATGTAGCCGCCACGGACGCCAGTGATCTGACCACCACTTGGCCGGCTAAACAGTTGATGCACTCGCTTGCCGTCGCGCTCCAGCGTCCAGTCATCGACCTTGTCCTTACCGATGTCGAACGGGTAGAACTTGGCAAACTCTGCAGACTTGACTAGGGCGCGGGATCGCTCGCTGTTCTCGGTAACCAGATCCTTCGAGTAGCTGGTGTTCAGGATGCGCACGCGACGATGCTTGACCATCGCATAGACCGGCAGATGGATCGACCAGAACTCGGTCTTGGTGCCACCAGGCGGGATGTTGATGATGATGTTCTGCGCGTCACCAGCAAACAACTTCTGGGCGGCCCAGTTGTAGTAGTGGTGGTGCCAGTTGGTGTAGAAGCTATCGCCCTGACTAAGGTTGAACCAGAGCGCCGCAAATGCCAGCGGACTTGACTCGCCAGCAGCAACTAATGCAAGTCGCTCCGGATCGCTCAAGTTATCCCATTCAATTGGCTTGATAGCCATTAGTCGATCAACTTATCAACAAGTGCTTTGACAAGTTCTGAGTCGACAGACTTTGGCGACATGGTGCCGTCTTCCGAACGATGATTGTTATCGATCTTATCAACAAGTCCAAGATCGCGCGCAATAATATTGGCGTTCAACAAGTCTGCAGCAGCTCCAGAGAACTTCTGCTGATATATCGTTTCTTCGATCCGCTTTATGACTTCCAGAAAACCAACATCCGGATTTGAGCGATAGTTGTGCAAAGTCTGCTTGCTGATGTCGAGGAAAAGACATAAGCCGCCCAATGTCATGGCGCGCATCTTTGGCAACTCAGTAGTTGTTATGACACCCTGAAATGCGAACGCCTTTGTTTCTCGCAGCGGGTTGTCTTCGCACCATTGGAAGTATTCGCAGGCAGCATTCCACAATTCTGATGGGCAATTGAAGATCGGATTGCGACCGACAGAGCTGCGCTTTTCCCAAAATCTGTTACCAGGTTGAAACATGATTAATCCCTCTCAGTTGAATGGGACTATACCACTACCAGAAAATCTCTACACGCAGGCAATGTTGCAGATGACGCCGTTGGCCTTCATGGCCTCAAGCTGGTAGCTGGCATGCTCGGCGTCGATTGCGTAGAAGTAGGCCGAGAACCTGCCGTCAGGGCTGACGAATTCCACGCTGAACAGGTGCCAGGTCTTGCCGTCGACGATAACTTGGGATTTGAGATCCATAGGGCGCTCCAGTTGATGCCAGAAAGACGAAAGCCCCAAGCTGGTTAGAGGCTGGGGCTTTCGGTGTTGCTCGGCGCTTGTGCCAGATCAAGATAGCTCGCCAATACCAGGTTGGCGCTGACCCTGTGCAATGCGGGTTGAGCTATTCGCCGTTGATACAGATGGCCGGTGCTGATCTCCGGCATGGTTTCGCCTTTTCACATCTAGCCAACCTCGGATGCGCATTTCTGCGGGAAGTCTCTTACTCCGAATGGCCGCCAGTCAGCCCCTGACATTCATCTGCATCCGTGTAGCAACTGCTGGCAATCAACCAGACAACGCGAAGGTGCGTTCAATTGCTACGCGTGATAAAGACGATTGCCGCATCTGCGGCCACACTTCCGAGGTGATGAGCCTCCCACGGTTTACGCAAACATCTCAGGCGCCTGATTTTGCATGTGGCGTGCACTATCTAGCCGATGGAGGGTAGGCTGGCTAACCCTGTGATGCATCCCGAGCCGTGACGGGTTATTACACCGAAGATTTGAGCATCGCAGAGAGGCTTATCGGTTTGGCGCTGGTTGATGCTGAAACGGGTGGCGCATCCCCACAAGCAGGTTATTCGCTTCCGTTGATGACCTGGCGCCAGACCATTCGGTATCGCGACTCCTTTCCGTAACTCTGGCGGGTCGACTAGGATTCGAACCTAGAACTCACGGCTTTGGAGGCCGGTGTTTTGCCAATTAGAACTACCTACCCGTGTTCGTAAAGCTGGTGAGCCAAGGCGGATTCGAACCGCTCCTTCCATCCGTTATGAGCGGATAGCATTAACCGATTATGCTATTGGCCCTATAATTTTGCGCACGCATCTTGTACTCGCTAGCGGCGTGCCTGCGCTGTTCGGTGTAATTGTTATTCGGCTGCCAAGCCACCAGAGTCGAACTGGTCTATCCCGATAGATTTTACACTAGCTTGATCAGAGTAAGCGCCTATCGATATTTCTCAGAGCAACCCGATATATCTCAATAGACCGTCAAGATATCAATCCCTTGACTTGGCATGCGAATAACAAT